CCTAGAAATAGACAAAATAAAATTTCAAAAAATGGTGTTTTTATACAATGCTTTAGACAATGGTTGGTCAATTAAGAAACGAAATGATTCATATATTTTTACTAAAAATCATGAAGGTAAAAAAGAAATATTTGATGAGCAATATTTATCCATATTTATGAAGGAAAATGTAAACATTAATAATATATTGAAATAATATGTAGGGAATTTAATTAAATTTAAGTGTCGTCAAAATTTAATTAAATTAGAATTCAGAAAATTATTTTCTTTAGGAATAATATAAAATGGGAGGCGGACTTATGCAACTCGTAGCTTACGGAGCCCAGGATGTATACCTTAAAAACCTGTAGGGTAGAAAAACATCGGGGAATATCGAATCAATAAGATATTCATAAAACCCTTTGTGGCATTTGTCGTTTTTAGTTATTCGCGACTTAACCACTGATGTTAATTAGGGATGTTGAACAAATATAAATGTTTAACATGAAAACCCCTAGTGAGAAAATCAAACTGCTTGAAACCCCTAAAGCTTATTCTACTAAGCAATTTTTGTGAGAGAGTTGTGGCCAAGAAAAAAAACTTGGGTATAGTAAAAATGAATAAGATAATTTGAACTTTAACAAAAGTTTGAATAAATGGGCAATGAGCATCCAAGCTTCTTTTAATGAAATAAAAATGATATAAAAATAAATAGTATAAATAGTATATTCATAAAGATGGAAATTAATAATGAAATAGTAGAAAACAGACAATGTATTAAATGTGAAACTAACAAAAGTATTGATAAATTTAGACAGTACGATAATAGTTCATATTCTAGTACTTGTAAAAAATGTTTGAATGAATTGGATAAAATAAGAAAAAAAAATCTAAGACAGAAAAAATTAGAAAATTCTTTGGCTACTTGTGAAAAATGTAATACAGAAAAAGTATTGCGTCGTTTTGCGAAGTTGAAAAAATTTTATAAAAAGAAAATTTGTTTAGATTGTTATCCAGAACTTTTAAAAGAACAAAAAACTGAATGGTGTAAAAATGAAAGAAATACAAATATGAACTACCGTATTAAAAAATCATTAGCAGCACGATTAAGAAATGTTCTTGATAAAGCAGATACTACTATGAATTATATTGGTTGTAATATCCAATATTTTAGAGAATGGTTAGAATACAATTTTACAGAAGAAATGAACTGGGATAATTATGGTTCATTATGGTCAATAGACCATGTAATACCAGTATGTAAATTTAATTTGACTGTTGAAGAAGAAAAATTTAAATGCTGGAATTGGTCAAATATGATGCCGGTAACAGTAAAATACAATTCATCTAAAAAAAATATCATTATGGAACAAATAAATTATATTATGAATAAAATAGAAAAGTTTAAAGAAGAAGGTTCAACGACTAAATGGTTTTCGAGTGAATTTATATTAAATAATCAACTAGTTTTGAGTAAACAAAAATAAAACAAAATAATAAATTCATTTTAAGATATAGTCTAATCCTTATTGAAAAATAAGGTAGAGGAAATGTACAGGTAATCCTCAAATCACCTTCTGGAAGGTCACTTACAGAAGGTACACAAACTTTGCCATCGAATCGATTGAGCAAACTTTCAACGGCCAGGCCGATTTTGGACGCAGAGTTCAATGCGTTATCTCCAGAAATGGTGACCTTGCTTACAGAACCTATTTGCAGGTGACTCTCCCTGAGATTAACCAGCTCATGGGCATCGCTTCCTTCTCAGGCAGTTATGGTGCAACTGGTGTTTATGCTCGTTGGTTGGACTTCCCCGGTGAGCAACTCATTGCCCAGGTTGAGGTCGAGATTGGTGGCCAAAGAATTGATCGCCAATATGGTGACTGGATGCACATCTGGAATCAGCTCACCATGACTGCTGAGCAACAGCGTGGATATTTCAAGATGATTGGTAACACTACCCAACTTACCTTCATCACTGACCCCTCTTTCTCTGAGGTTGATGGTCCTTGCGACTCCTTGGCTCCCCGTCAAGTTTGCGCTCCCAGAAACGCTCTCCCTGAGACCACTCTATATATCCCCCTTCAATTCTGGTTTTGCACCAACCCCGGTCTTGCTCTGCCTTTGATTGCTCTCCAATACCACGAGGTCAAGGTCAATCTTGATATCCGTCCTATTGATGAGTGCTTGTGGGCTGTCACCACCCTGTCTTGCAACTCTGGAGAAGCCTCTGCTCAACCCAATATTTCTAAGGGTCAAGCCTCGGCTGCCTATGCCCTAAACCAATACACTCCGGGCCGCCCCGTGCCTGCCGCCATTGCCTATAACCAGTCTTTGGTTGCTGCCTCTTTGTACGTTGATTATGTGTTTTTGGACACTGATGAGCGCCGAAGATTCGCCCAGAACCCCCATGAGTACCTCATTACCCAGCTCCAGTTCACTGGTGATGAGTCTGTTGGTTCTTCTAGTAATAAGATCAAGCTCAATTTTAACCACCCCGTTAAGGAGCTTATCTGGATTGTCCAGCCCGATCAGAACGTTGACTATTGCTCATCTTTGGTGTGCGATGCTCTCCTGTTCAAGGTCCTAGGTGCTCAACCTTTCAACTACACCGATGCCATTGATGCTTTGCCCAACGCTATCCACGCGTTCGGTGGCCCCGCCTCCGTTGCTGCTGATTCCCGTGCCTTCATTGATGCTCGTGGTCTGTTCAATGATGCCGGTGCTCTTGACTATGACATCCCTGTTGGTTTCACTGGATACTGGCATGGTCCCCAGAATCCTTACAATGAGGCCAACATGGGTGGCCCCGCTGTTCCCCAGAATGCTGCCGCCACCCAAGCTATCCCCGCTGATATCCTTGCTCAACTCAAGGATTTGTCCTCTGGTCACCTCGAGAACTCCACAGTTTCCGATGCCGGCACCTTTGTCATGACTGAGGCGTCTCTTGACCTCCACTGCTGGGGACAGAACCCCGTCGTCACCGCTAAGCTCCAACTTAACGGCCAAGATCGTTTCTCTGAGCGCGAAGGAACCTACTTCTCGTGGGTCCAACCTTACCAGTCGCACACCAGATGCCCCGATGAGGGTATTAACGTGTACTCTTTTGCCTTGAGACCTGAGGAGCATCAACCCAGCGGCACGTGCAACTTCTCCAGAATAGATAACGCCACTCTCCAACTTGTTCTTAGTAACGCCACAGTTGAGGGAACCAAGACTGCCAAGGTCCGTGTCTATGCCACTAACTACAACGTGCTCAGAATCATGAGTGGTATGGGAGGCCTCGCGTATAGCAACTAAACGATTTGTTACGATTTATCGTCTTGTTGTTTATATCAAATTTTAATAATTAAATTAATGCTTTTTAATTATTAAAGCAAAAAACAATATAAAGACAAGCCTCTATATAAAATGAGCATAGACATAGTAAACCTTATTGAAAGCAATCCTATTACCAAATTAAATGGTAATTATCAATCAAAATTGATAACCAAAGTGCAAAATAATTTTAATAATTATGAACAACAGATGTTTATAGCCAGTTTTTATTGTTATTTAAAGCATGATTATGAAAAGGATTTTGTTATTGACTTAGATAATGTTTGGCAATGGCTTGGATTTGGTCAAAAGGTAAATGCAAAACGTGTATTGGAAAAAAATTTTACTATTAATAAAGATTATAAATTATCGCTTTGCCAGTTGGCAAAGCAAACAAATAGTGCTAAAGGTGGACACAATAAAGAAGTATTTATGTTGAATATAAATACCTTTAAAAAGTTTTGTTTAAAATCAGAAACAAAAAAGGCAGACGAAATACACGATTATTTTATTAAATTAGAACAAATTTTACAGGAAATTTTACAAGAAGAAAGTAATGAATTAAAACAACAACTGTTACACCAATCGAATGAATTTAAATCATTAGAAGACCAAAAAGCAAAAGAATATGAATTAAAATTAGAGCAGCAAAAAATTCTAGAAAGAGAAAAAATATTACTCAAGGAGTATGCTACTATTGGTTCTATTGTTTATATTATTAAAGTCAAAATGTTTGAAAATAAACAATACATTATAAAACTTGGAGAGAGCCGTAGAGGCGTCATTGATAGATACAAGGAACATAAATCAAAATACGAAGAGTGTTTACTGTTGGATTGCTTTGCCGTGAACAAAAGCAAAGACTTTGAAAGTTTTTTACACAATCACGAAACTATCAGAGGCAACAGAGTTACTGATTTAAAAGGACATGAGACTGAACTAGAATTATTTTTAATTGGTAAAAATCTATCTTACAAAACATTATTGGATATTATCAACAATAATATTAAATATTTTAATACAAATGATACAAGTAAAATAGAACTTGAAAATGAACAACTCAGACTTATGCTTGAAATGAAAAATACTAATAATGATAATCTATTAATACAAGAATTATTACAAATGGTTAAGCAAATGTCAGGCAAAATAGACAACCTAGAAAAGTCAAATAGAGAAATTTTGAGCAAATTAAACACTAAAGAGACCAAAGTAGCCACCGGATTTAATGAACCACTAGTTACACTTGGTCCACGATTACAAAAGATAAATCCAGAGACATTAGAACTTGTAAAAGTATATGAAAGTGTATCAGAAGCAATGAAAGAAGATTATAATATTAAAAGACCTAGTATAAATAAAGCTGTTATAGAAAATACGGTGTATAATGGTTACAGATGGGTATTTGTAGATAGAGAACTAGATGCCAATATAATTCATAATATTAAACCAACCAAGCAAACAAAGTCTCAAAACTTAGGTTATATTGCCAAACTAAATGCCAATAAGAGTGAAATATTAAATGTATATTTAGACAGAAAAACGGCAGCTCATTTTAATGGTTATGAATCATTGTCAGCATTAGATGTTCCTGTAAAAAACTATACTTTAACTAAGGGATACTACTATAAATTATTTGACGAATGTGAAGAGACCTTAACTCAAAATTTTACTGAGAAACACGGTGACCCAATATTATATAAAAACGGGATAGGACAATATGATACAAATAATAACCTGATTAGAGAGTTTATATGTAAATATGATTGTATTAAACAATTACAAATGAGCGACAAAACACTAACAAAAGCGCTAACAAAAAACACACCATATAATGGCACTTATTTCAAAGACATTGGAAGTAAATTAAAACAACTATAATCTAAGAACATGAACACTATTAAAAACATAATAATAAAAATAAGAATTTAAATACTAATTCTTATTTTATATAAAATGTCTCACAATAAATCTAAGCCAATAGTTCTAGTATTTGGTGGAAATGGATGGATTGGTTCAAAGGTAGTAGATTTACTACAAAACGCAAATATTACAGTAATAAAATCAATGTGTCGCGCAGATGATATTAAAATGATACAACGGGAATTAGACTTGATTAAGAATGTCACACATATTATGAGTTTTATTGGGCGCACACATGGCGTCTATAATAATGAAGTAATTGGCACTATTGACTACCTAGAGAAGCCCGGCAAACTAGTTGAAAACATGAATGACAACCTATTTAGTCCAATTGGACTCGCCGAAATAAGTAAAAAAAATGGTATACATTTCACATATTTAGGAACAGGATGTATATTTGAATATGATAGCAATAATCATTTATATGGCGATGTAGAAACCGGATTTTTAGAAGAAGATTTACCCAACTTTTTTGGCTCATCATATTCAATTGTCAAGGGATATACTGACCGATTAATGCAACTATTATATTCAGATAGCACACTGAATGCCAGAATTCGAATGCCTATTACAGATGAGCAAGATAGTCCACGCAATTTTATTAAAAAGATTACGTCCTATAAGAAAGTATGTTCTATGCCAAACTCAATGACAGTTTTAGACGAATTGTTGCCAGTTTTAATAGAAATGGCTTTGAATAAACAAGTTGGAACTGTGAATCTAACAAATCCTGGATTAATTACACATAATGAAATATTGGAAATGTACAAAGAAATAGTAGACCCGGAGTTTACTTGGACTAACTTTACAATTGATGAACAGAATCAAATTTTAGCATCAAAACGGTCAAACAATTGTTTAGATACTACAAAACTAACTAATATATCATTAAATTTAAAGAATCCCGTTACAACAATTAAGGAAGCTGTTAGAAACATTCTTCAAAGAATGAGCAAAATAAATAAAAAAT